TTCGAGCCATACCTGCCCGGAACGGACCATTTCGATAAGCCAAGCAGACTCGGCATCCGTGAGCCAGTCCGAGTTGAGTGCGTAAACGTAGTCGAACTCACCTGCCCAAACCTTGTCGTAGGTGGTGGTCGCATAAACATCCGAGTTGTAGCCGAACGTCTGCCGGGTAATGTTGGCCCGCTTGCGGTTCTTTAGCGTGAAGGTATAGGAGTCAATGCCCCCGTATTTGTTTTGAAAATGGACAGGGATGGAGTTGAATCGTTCGCAGGGGCCGAAGGTGAAGGTCGTGATGACTGACCCCGAACCCTGATTAGCCAAGAACTGCACCGTGTAGGAATCCCCCTCCACCGCTCCACTTAGTGCTGCAATGGTTCCCGAAAGTTGTGCGGGTCCGCATCCGAAGCGTTGGATATTGAAATCCGTTGTACCTGAAAGGCTTGGGCTGACCGCTATGTCGTAATTAACCCCCTTGTAAGCGACACGGCCCGAAACGAGGTAGGTGTCATTGGCGGAAACGGCAGTAAACTTGGTGGCGTTGATAGCAAGCCAAGCCTTGCCTCCACGGTACACGGTGAAGGCCGTAGGTGTTGTCAAGGGTTTCACGGAGTTGAACGAGGACCCGATTCGGAAGTAGGGGCTTAGGCTCCAGTCTTGGAACTCCAACTGCTCCAAGTTCCCCGCAAACCCCATGACCCCGCTGACGGTTGTAACGGTTCCTGTCTGCACGACTGGGGTGTTGCCGTATTCCTCCATGAAGTCGAGCCTGTATCCCGAATAATACCCGGCATGATCCACGAAGCCCGTTTGAGTCAGCGTTGGCTTAGTCGGTGCAATCAGGGTTTCAACGACCTTGGCAACGTCAAAGAAGCCGAAGTTGGTGGCGGGCAGTTTGTCGCACTTGAGCCGGGCAAGGGTCGTCCCCGCTGGGTTCTTGACATCGCAGACGTAGCGGTAGTTCGGTTGTGCAATCAGCGAACCGCTGACCTTGAAGAGCATCTTGTTGTACACGGGGGTAGCCACGAGAGGCGACCCTGATAGGACGGTTACTGCCATTTTATAGTTTGGTTGCTACGCTTATGGATTTGCCAAGGACCTCTGCGATATTCTCGGTCAGGACCTCTATCATTTCGGGGGATACTGCGTTGCTCATGAAGTTGGTCGCTCGCAGGCCCTCCCTCCGAATCTTGTTGGCGATATTGATGGCAAAGGACCTGTTTGCTGCCTTCTTGTCCCGGCCTTCCAACGGAATGCCCTTGAACGCAATCCACTCCTGAATCGGACGGATAGGCGGACGCTTGTCCCGGTATTGGAAGGGCGAGTTAGGCGCACGTTTGGTTGAGTTTGCACCCTTGACACCGAGGTCCACAAACTTCCAGTAATCCGCTGCCTCAATAGCGACAACGAAGGACTGGTCGTTGAGGGATATCGGGGTAACGGTGATGGACTGCGAGAGGGCATTGCTTGCGATGGCGTTCGACTTGGCAAGGTTCTCCTTTGCAAGACGGACCACTCCTTCCAGCCACTTGACCACTAAGGCGTGGGACTTGTTCTCAATGGCCCCATCTTCGAGGGCTACACCAAAGTCGGCAAGGGCCTCCCTTTGGATGTCGGTCAGTTTCTTGCCTGACCCCCCTACAAAGACGTTGAACTCCATACGGGTAAATGTCCCCCGTGCTGGAATGTGTCTATCTGCGCCTCGCTCGCTCCGCCTCCATGCGTTCTGCCTCTAAAATATCGTGAATCAGGAGCGCATAGTTCAAGAACTCCACCGCCTTCATTGCGAAGATGGCATCGAACTTGAGAACGTCCTTGTTAGCCATCCTCCAGACGACCATCAGCCATCCGTAGCCGGCAAGCGGGCTTACGTCAACCCCTCGGCCTTCGTCATCAGGTGCTTGGAATAGTCGCTCAAAACTTTCAAGTAGGACTCTGAACTTAGCAAAAAAAAACTGACAACCCCCCAAACGTCGCCCACCTTGGCGTGTTTCTTCATGAGTTCGGCTCGCTCCGCATGGGCAGCCCCGTCGTACTTTTTCGGGAATAATCCGAATAACCCACCTTCCCGGCACAAGGTCGCCATGATTCGGTGAAGGTTCTGCAGGAGTTGTTTCTCGTCCGTGGTGTTTGCGTCCATTAACTCTATCAACTGCCCAGCCGTGAGTTCATCCGTGAACACCGTTGGAATCCACCACTTGCCACCGGCTTTGAACTTTCGCTTGTAGCCCAATGCAGGCAATGCGTTCCACTCGCTGATGATGGCCTTGTAACGCTTTAGGACGCTCTTGGCGGACATCTCTCGGACAAGTGATATATCCACCCCCTCAACGATTGCAACGACCCCTGCACGCTTGTCGTAGTCCCCAAGGACGCTACTGAACTCAATGGCTCCGATGCGTTGGAACTGGTCGATGGTCAGGTCTTGGAGTTTCATAGTTTCAAGAAGGTTTTGTAGGACGATGCCGACGATGCCGATGCAAGGTACTGACTGAACTCCTTATCAGCCTTGCGTTCTTTCTCCGAGTAATACCATGGAATATGCCTCGCTGACTCAAGCAACGAAACCCCACCGATGAAGTACTCCTGACGATTGTAAACGGCAAAGGTCGTGTCGATAGGAACATCAACCCTTGCTGCCATGATGACCCTTGAATTACGCTGACGAGTCGCCTCGTAGTTGTTCACATGGGTATAGTACGACGACCTTGGAGGCACGTCATCCCATCGGAGCGACAGGCCGACCTTGCCTGCTTGGGGGAATTGTTGCAGCCACTCCAAGCACATGGGAATCGTCCTCTTGCTGGTCTTGTAAAGGTCAAGGTCCGGGTCTGTAACCGCATAGAACGGCTCGCCAAGTTTCTGCACCAAGCCCGAAGTCCATGGGGCTTGATGGCCCAAGTTTTCGCCAAGCATTACGACCTTGCAGGGGTTCGTGGCGTACCACTCCAGCAAAGGTTCGTAGGTTGAACCGTTGTCCACGATGTAGATGTCCCCAATCCCCTCCCACTTGCTCAAGTCCCTGACCATCGCTTTGGGCCACGTCAGCAGGTTGCGGTTGTTGATGATGACGGGGATGCCCATGGTTAGAACTTGTAAACGGCAATGAGGTCGTCGTATCGGCCCGATTCGGTTAGGTCTATGGCCTCAAAGATTGAATTGCTCGGTGCTACGGCTGACAGGTTCACGAACCAATCCTTGCTCTGCACGTCTTCAATCATTAAGACACCGCCTTGGTTTATCAATGGAGCATACAGGCTGACGACCTGCAACATGGAGTCTAAGGTGTGTGGGCCGTCGTCCAGCAGGAAGTCGATGCCGTTCTTAAAATAGTCCCTTGCGACTTGCACTGATTCGGGTGTGTAGGCCGATGCGATGTGAAGCCTTGAACGAGTCCAGTCAATGTGCTTGTCAGCCTTTGGCTTGACTTGGTTGGCAATGTCGTAGAACAGGAACTTGGCCTTGGGCAGATACTTGCACCACATAGCCATGGACCCTCCGTGCCACACGCCTATCTCCACGAAGTTGATGTGGTCGGCTCGCATTTCAGCCAAGTACTTGGCATAGGTGCTTGTGTAGTTGTGGCCGTTGGCCTTGTCGGTTCCTCCTTCCCAGTCAGCACCATTGAGGTCTAACTCGTCGAGGATGGCAATCAGTTCTTTGTCTTTCATGGTTAAAATGTGATTACAAACTTTTCGGGACCCGGCCATCCGGGGTTGGTGTCGTGGACCTTCGTATCGGGCTTCTTGCCAATCCAATGTTCGGCTTGCCAGCGGTGGTCCCGTACCGGCTCACCCAGTTCCTTGATGTGGCTTGACTTGGCCCACCAATAGGTTCCACCAAAGTATGGGTAGCCGTCGGGGTTGTTGTGATCCGCCATGTGAGGGAACTGCTCCTTGGTAATCCAATGGCAGCCTACGGCATCGACTCCTTCGAGCAGTTGCAGGCAGCGTTCCCAAGCCACGACGTTGAAGAAAGTCATGCTGCGATTCCACAACTGGTTTATCAATGATGGGTCGCTTGCCCCCTTCGTGTGGGCGTACAGGTACACGGCTTCCTCTTCCTGCGAGGCCCGGTACATTTCGGTCAGCGTCGCCTGCTCCCAAGCGTTGGTCCGGGTAACCACAACCTTGACCTTATCGGCAACCATGGACCCTTCCAGCACCTCCTTGACCGCTTTGCGTTGTTCTGGTGGACCGACAATGCCGACCCTTATCTCGTCCAAGACGTTGATAAGCCCGTAATTGCAGACGGCCATCATGTGCTGGTTGAGGATTAACTGCCAGTTGCCTCCGCAGTAGATGTGGTAGTAGTGGACGACTTTCATAAGGTCCAAAGGAGGGTTAGAAGGGTGAGGATAAAGAAAACGGCTGCAAGCGTCTTCCCGATTTCGATGAGCAGGTCAAGGATGCGTTCGGTGTTCATGGGGCAAAGTTACACCACAACATACTTCCCCGAGTTACTGACCCGTAACTTGTTGAGTGCCACATACCGCATCGCATCGCAGGCGTGGTTGAAGGAGTCAATGGGGACCCCCGTGTTCTTGCCCTCCTTATCGGTCGCCCAAGTGTAGGACCGCAGTTCTTTAATCAGGTTTGTGCTATCCTTGGTTACCTGCAATTTAAAGCGTTTCAGGATGTCAATCCCGTTCCGAACCGAATCGGGACCTTTCTCCGCTGGCTTGATGTTGAAACCTAACCGATAGATTTCCTCGATGCTCTTGGGTTCGGCTGAATCGGCCACGATTTCCCAAGCCCTCGTGATGCCCAGCGACCGCAGTTTGTCTGCGATGTCTTGGTTCGTGAGGCCCGTAGCGTAGAGCAATTCTTGGATGAGCAGGCAGTCCCCTTGGCGGTAGATTGCTACCAATGCCGTAGGGTCGTTGCTAAAGCCCCAGTCAAGCCCTAAGGCGACGAATTTCGCACGGCTGACATCGATACCCTCCACCACCTCGAAGTCCTCGTATATCGCACCCTGAAGCGTCCCGACCTGACCAAGGCCATATACCTTGTACCAGTTAGCCCAATACTCCGAAGTGTCAGCCTTGACCCGTGCTTTCTCGATGAAGTCCCTCGCACTCTTGGGGCAGGCTTCGTTGTCCTTGTAGGTTAGAATGAGGAAGTCCACGTCCTCGTCGTGCATCAGTTCGGAATGGAACCAAAACTCGTTGACCGGGTTCCAGTCAAGGATAACCGACTGCTTGGTCCGTGCTGCCAATTCCGTGTAAGCGTGGAAGGATAGGTTGTTGGCCTCGTTCATGTAGAGCCTGTCCCTTCTTGCACCCCTCAACTTGGAATCGTCGTCAGCCGAAAAGAATTCGATGTATGAGCCGTTGGCGAACTTGTACCGAAAGTCGGTGGCGTTCCATCGGGCAGCGTTGAACCGCCCAGTAACGGTCATAATCTTCATGAAGTCCCTCATGGCCCCACGCTTGAGGTGTGGGATGGATTCGGCTACGACGCTCGTTTCCGTGTAGGGATTCTTCGTGCAATAGTCAATTTCAACGGCAAGGATGGAGTACGTCTTGGATGCGGACGAGCCGCCTTGTACCCCTTTGACGAACCGCTTTAACTCACGGACCTTATTTACGGCCGTGGTTCGGATGAACTTCTCCTGCTCTTTCAAGGTTCTTTATCTTTTGCAGGTACACCACCGCATCCATCAGTTCCTCCTGTAAATGCTGAATCCACTCCATCGGGGTCAGGTCGTTGCGGTCCATGGTCGTCCCGTACTTCGCTTTGCCCTGCTCGGCTCTTGTCCTGAATTGGTCAATAACGCCCTCAACGATAGAATCAGCCATTGTCAGGGAATAGGGGCTGCTCGATGTGGACCGTGTTCTCTTGACGCTCCACAAGGTTGTTGAGGCGTTGAGTGATGGATGGGTTGTACTGACCAACCATGCCACCCTCAATTTGGTCTTGACGGATGGTTCGCCTTATACGCGAGCAGATGGCTACATAGTCGCTATATCGCTTGTCCCTGTTTGTAAAATAGGCCCCAAGGTCCTCAATTATATCTGCATCCGCACACCAGTTCTCAAAGCCTTCCAAGGTCAGCGGACGCTCCAAGGGTTCGTATTGGGGAATAGCATCCTTGCCGGGGAATACCGTCTTGGTCCTTGGGTTTGCCTTGACCCCTGCCCGGTATGCCTCAAAGTACTCCCACATCTTTTCGGGAGTTTCGATGTACTTGCCGTTGCCCTTGCTGGTTCCCATTAGTATTCGATTTTGTCGATTAGGTCGCTTATCTTGTTTACGATTTTCATTTTCACTTCGTACTGGTTCGGGGCATTGGACTCGTCCACCGCTCCGATGCAGTCGCACAGGGTCGTAATGACCATCATGAGCGAGTCCATCCGAGCCTGCACTTGGGCTTCGTCATCCTTCGCCTTCGAGTTCGCCAAGTTCTCGGAGTTTATTTCTTGACCATGAGAGAGCCGACTTGCCACCCCAAAGGAGGTAACTGATGTAACCGCAGTCGCTGGTATCGTCAGCGTTGTCGTAGTAGGTTTCGGCCCTTGACAGGTAGGAGTGCATCCGCTTGATGGTTTCCACCGAGATGGCTTCCCCATTCGCTAACTGCTGCGCCCTAACCTTGCCCGTCTGCGTGGCACACTTGTTGCCGTTCCGCTCGTTGAGTTCTATCCCTCGCTTGGCATTGTTCCTGATGCCTTCCCCATAGTCAGCATATGACTCGAACTGCTGCCTTTTGTGATTCTCCCACGTTGAGCCGCAAACGGCCAATCTTTGAGCCGTAT